CCTGCAGCGCAGGCATATAAGCCGCCGCGACATTCTCAACTGAATCCCACAATCGTGGCGCGGCGCTACCCGCGTAGCGGCCGGGAGCCCGTCAAAACCACACCAAAAAATATCAGCCGCGCCGCCCGAACACGCCCGCGACCGCTGCCGGTGAATTTTAAAACTCACCTCGGCGCGCCCAATTACCGCTTTGAGGGCGCTAGATCGACAGCACGGAGTGATGGGTATCTAGCATGGGTGCAGGGCACTGCCCTGCCGCTGGGCGGGCGCGCAGCCCGCGCTCCTCATAAAAAGCTGAGCGTAGCGAACTGAGCCCTTGGGCGAAGGCATCATCATGTACCCAACACACTGAACCTACGGACACCTCGAAAATCTCTTTTTAATACCCTTTGGGGATACTGAGAGGGGTATAAAATTCCGTTTAATTCAAAGGCTTCCTGGATCACCCACGCGCACGCCGGCGCCGCTGGAAAAAGGCGACAAAAATGCAGGGAGACGGTACGCGTTTATCCGCATTACGGCGGGTGCAGGTGAGACAAGTACAGCGGGACGGTGTTTTTTCGACCACCAGGCGTAACCTGGCCTCGCAGGGGATGCGATTAATTCGTCGGAGTGTCTTTCTTGACTTGGACGTTGCGCAGTAGGCGCGCCATGGATTCACCCACGCCGCCCGGCCCTCTGTCAGGCTCCAGGGGAGGTTTTAACCCAGCAGGTGATCCGGTAATAGGGTTCAGCGTTTCGTGTTGGCCATGCGCATGAGCCGCCTTGCGCGCCTCACTTCTCTCCCAGTTGTTACGGGATTGCTGTCGCCGGAACGCCTCCAGTGATGCCTTCTCTTGGCGTGCCGCACGAAGGCCGCTGACTTCACGTAGTTCCTTGTCCCGGCGTTTGATCGCAGCCTTCTTGGCCCGAAACCAAAGGTAGCGCACGCCAAGATCCGCGAAGAATTTTTCGGTGAACCGGACCAGGACACGAGTCCGCACCAGGTTAAGCCCAGCCTCGTCCTTTTCGTCCAGCCGAACTTTTTCGATCCGCCGGTAAACGTACCCCGCCAGGTCCAGACTGTGCATCAGCCGGTTGAGAGACGCTGGGGACATATCGCAATCTTCCGCGATGGCGCATTGCGTATTGAGGAAGTACTGCCCGCGCTCGACGTCGAGCCACCCCAATACACCGGTAGCCAAGTCCAACCGCAAAAGCATCTGCTCGGAAGCCTTGGCCAGGGCTTCAAACTTTTCGGAGCGCGTACGGCGACCGCCATGGATGGTGTCCAAGTCCCGTAAGTATTTACCGCGTAGGTCTCCGATCTGCCGGAGCCGAGAGAACGCCATCCGCAGCAATGGGTTTTTCAGCTGCTGCCCCGTCAAGCGACGTGGAGCTGAATACCGAGGTGCCCGAATTGGGGCGTGCAGCGCGGCATGCGGACTTTTCTTGTCTTTATGAACAGTCGCCGGCCGGCCCTTACTGGTGCCGCCCTTACGGCTGTTGGCCGCACGCGATTGGATGTCCTTGTCCAGGGTAGTCACAGGCGCTAGTTCACCCGGGACAGGTGGGGGTGCTTGGACTGCTCAAGCAGAACAGCTTCCGCTCGCGACCGCAGCTCGCCGCATCGGGCTTCCACCGAGCGCAGACGATCAACGAACTCTGGCAGCTTATCCAAGTCGTCAGCATCTATACGACCGTCAGCCAGTATTTCACTGCCCAACGCAACGGTGGTGCCGAGGCGCGTAACCAGTTGGCCGAACGCCCCTAGCGGGTTGCCGTTCCCATCCAATTCACGCGCCCCTGTAAGACCGTGCCGGCTGGCCAACTCGTTGATGCAACTGTCCTTAAAGTCGCCGGTCAGCGTCTCAACCCAAGACTCTTCCAGCCAACTCGGTAGATCTACTTCGCCATTGAGCCAGCGCCCAACGCGGCGCAGCCAGGCGCCAGAGGCTCGCAGGAACGACGTGGTGTCGTTGCCCAGGGCGAGCGCGGTGAAGTCGGGAACATCCTTAAGCGCGGCCTTCGCAGGGATCTGCTGGTGCAAATTCGCACTCAACACCTGGGCGAAGTCGTCTTGGCTGAAACAGGTGCGAGCAATCATCTCGACGGCGTGAGCCACCAGCACCTGATCTCGGGAAACGGACAACTGTCGTGGACTGGACGTGGTCATGCAGCGTCGCTGCTCTTAGCCTGCTTGCCGTCTTGGTCATCCGCAACCTGTGAGGGGAATGGACGCACCTCTTGAGCCACGCAGGCGCCATCAGCGGCAACCGCCACCTCAATATTCCGGCGCATTTTCAGCGCTTTGGCGATAGATGCAGGTTTGACGCCTAAAGCCCGTGCAACCCTTGCCTGGCCAACCTTCTTGACGAAGTCACTCAACGAGATTTTTTCCACGACATACACCTCAGGTGTCTATGAGCGCGGAATATTAGCCGACGGCTATTTCGATGACAAGATTTAATTAGCCGCCGGGTTCATTAGAATCCAGAAATAGGAAGCCAACGGCTAACGGAATAATATTAGCCTGCGGCTTATAATCTGCTTATGACGAATTCAAAAAAACCATTGTCCGAAGCCCTTCTGGCTGAGTGCAAAGCCGCTCACGATCTTTTTCTCGCCAAAAAGAACGCCCTTAAACTCACGCAAAAAAAGATCGCTGATGCGGCTGGGATTACGCCAGTTTCCGTCAACCAGTATCTCAAGGGTACGAACCCGCTGAATGCTCGCTTTGCTGCAGTACTGGCGAAATTGCTCCAGGAACCTATTGCGAGTTTCAGCCCGCGTTTGGCTGCGGAAATTGCTGAGATGGCGAACGTTAGCCCGATGATCCAGCCTCATAGGCAAGCATCGGAATATCCGTTGGTAAGTTGGGTTGATGCTGGACGTGGGATTGAGTCGTCAGGCTGCTATCCAACCGGAATCTCAGATGAATGGCTGAGTTCAACGGAAAACGCTGGCCCTAAAGGCTACTGGTTACGCGTCAAGGGCAAGTCGATGACGTCGGATACACCGCCCACCTTCCCCGAAGGAACACCTATCCTCGTGTGTCCGGAAGGCTTTGATGTCATCAGTAGTAAGTTCTACGTTGCACGCAACCTTGTCAGCGGCGAAACCACGTTCAAGCAATACGTTCTTGATGCAGGCGTGGGCTACCTGGTGCCGCTGAATCCCAATTACCAGCCCGTAGTTCTGGATGACAGCTGGGAAATTATCGGGCGGGCAATCGACGCCAAAATCACCGGCATGTAGCGCACGTCTTTGCCCTGGCCAGCATCGGGACTTATCGTCTTCCTACAGTCTTTTTTGCAGGCGCTGCCTTTGCATTCGAAGGCGTGATACCTGGAGGGGCACTGTGAACAACGATATGTCCCTGCCCAATTTTGAAATTCTTGACCACAGCGATGCATACGTTCCACGCCTCCCTGGCCACGCTGTCGCCTGACTCCACCACGTTCCCCTGGTCGTCAATGATTGCAAGGCGCGCCGGCCGGCCATCCGCGGTTTTGAACTGATAACCGCTGGTGACATTGGCACTGATGCGGCCATGTTCAAGGGCGCCTGTTGCTGGAATACCAATCATGCGTGTGCCCCTTGTTCTGTCGTGGTGTCAGTGTATTTGTGGAAGATGAGTGCAATGGTATTTGCGTGCGAGGCCCGGTCGTTTTGAGCGCGGTCGATTGCCCCCCAATTTTCAGCGCTGATGGCATCATCAATGTCACCGTTGGCGGTCCTCCAACCAACTAGACCGCTAACAAGCAAACGTCTATCCAGTTCAGAAATACTGATAGTCAGAGCCTGTACTACATTGTCTTCAAGCATGTCTCACCGGTCCCTGCGATAGGTAGCAACGAACTCCTGCACACAAGCAGACAGCAATTCGTAGGCTTGGCCACGGTCACTGGGCAAGCGAAGCGGCAAGGTAATTCCCACGCTATCCAATTCGAAGTGAAAAACTGTCCGCGATGGATCGGCCGCGCTCGGTCGAAGCATCAACCAGAGATTCTCAATCTGATCTACTGGCAACTCATATGTGCCCTGCTGCTGCCGTAATGCCTCGCGCAGAACCAGCTCCAGATCGGTGACAAACAGAATCTCATCAACTCCCCGCACGGTACTGACACTGACGCCGTTGATCAGATCTTCCAGAAACCTAATGGCACGCGTTCCAGTGTCCTCACTGACAGCCAGTGTGACGGTGTTGTTGCTGTCACCAATTTCAACGCGCATCAACACGGCACGTTCATACTGCTCAATCGCTACGACAGCCGTCGCGCAAATCGCGCCGCTGTAATCGAAGATGCTATGAGAGAACACACCGTTTTGGGTGATCTGATGACAAAGTCGTTCCCTGACAGAGGGGGTTAGGTGAAGGGTCATGCTGTGGGTCTCCGTTACGGTCAGGCAGCGCGAATAGCTGCCACGAGCTGACGAAGACAAATTAGCCTACGGCTTATTTTTAATCAAGCCGCAGACTAATTTTATGCGGTAAAAATTAGCCATATGCTATTCGAGAAAAATGCTGATTGGTCCATCTTAGGTGTGCAGCTCCAGCTTCGATGTGCGTCACCCTCACGCTTTCTTCCATCTCCAACTGGTCCAGGAACGTGTCCCAATCGTCCAAGCTTTCATCCGGTTGGAGCATGATGACCGTCTGCCGCCTGTCCTGAGCGGTCGAGCTGTTTATCTGGCGGTGGATACGAAGAATCAGACTCTCGTACGAGGTGTACAACTGGCAGACGACACCGTCGGAGGTTTGACTCGGCATTGGGGCTCCTTGCTAATACTGTATAAAAACACAGTATAACCGATCTGTTACAGGTGTAACATTTGACCTACTCCCAGTCTTCGCTCGCTACCCACGCACCATTCTTACGGTTGATTCGAAGTAGACGATGCTGGCCGGAACGCGAGAAGAGCTGCACATCAATGAACGGGCCATTGCGGCCATCGGTCTGCATCCCACGCATATAAATTACGATGCGATTAAACGTATCCATGACCAGCTGTCGTACCTTCTCCCGGGCGCTGTAGTCCCCAGCTTCAACCTCTGCCGCCAGCTCTACCCATCGCTCGGCCTGCGCTGGTCGTACGACTCCGCTTGTAGCAATAGCCTCATGCTCCAATTGAGCAACCTTCTGTTCCGCTGCCGTCTGCTGTGCTTCCAGCTCTCTTGCTTTTCGAACGAACGCTAAAGGGGCCGCGCCGCTTTCATCTGCCAGCAGTGCATCGGTCACCTTAGAAAGCTGCGTGGTGATCTTCGTAACAGCAGCTCGTGCCACAACCAATTGCTTTTGAAGAGTCTGGCCAGCATCACCGGCCTGCATCAACCTGGTCAGGTTGATCTGATCAGAACAAAAGCTGAGCACAGCGCGTTCAACTGGTACGACGCTGCAGCTGCCCCCGTAAGTACACCCGCCGTTCTTGCTGTAAGAGGTACAGTGCAACCGCCGGTGACCATCAGCGATAGTGCCGTCAGCGCGCCGGCGACTCATGATGTTTTGCGCCACCACTGCAGTACCGCAGTAACCGCAGTAAGCTAATCCCACACCAGTGATGATCCCCGGGATCTCCCCGGCACCACGGCGGCGGAAGCGCTGGCTTGCCAGGTGCTGTAATTCGGCCCATTCAGTGTCGGACAAGATTCTCGGGTAATATTCCTCCAGCTCGTAGTCTTCACCATCTACGCTCAAACGTTTCACGCCACGCAGCGCTGGCTGTTTGATCATTCGGTAAATTTGCAGTCCAGAGATTCCCCATTCCGTAAGTTTGAATCCTTCGTCATGCATAACGTTCGCGGCTCGGCCGGCACCGAGGCCCTGGCTGTATAGCTCAAGCGCACGTTTCACGGCTGCTACGCGCTCGGGTAACAACTCCCAGCCTTCAGGGGCAAGACGTAGCCATTGCGGATCTTTGCCGTTTCGAATGAGCCCACGGTATGACCCAGCCATCCAGCCTTCACATTGCCGGCGAATCGCGGCCTTCACCCGCTTGCTCTTTGTATCGGATTCCTCATGAGCCCGTATCATCACCAGGAGCGAATAAACCAAATCCATAGGCTGGGCCTTTAAACCCGCCCGGTTGTATTCGCGGCCATCACTGGCTGTTACGACTGTAATACCCGCATTTATAATTTGCGCCAACTGAGCCTGGGCCTGAATCGGCTCGGCCCGGCTCAATCGATCCAGTCCTTCAACAACAAGCACTGAACCATTGGTGATTCGGCCGTCCTCAATTGCGCGCAGGAAAACTCCTAACGCTCCCTGCTTGACATGGCGCTGGTGATAAGCCGACAGGCCTTCATCCTTAAGAGTTAGCGTGGCATCCAGCGTCATACCTCGCTCTGCTGCCCACGAAGCGGCATAGGCAAGTTGACGATCGACACTGCTTCCTATCGCTTGACGCGGATCCGAAAACCGGAGGTAGCTGTAAACATTTCCGATCTTTTTCAAGAGGGATTACCACTATTACTGCGCCCAAATACACCTTTCAGCTTTTCAAAGACTGTCCCCATGGCCTCTACCGACTGGAGCATGTAGTTAAAATCATTCGAGTTAACCTCTTTAATATCTGGCCAATTTTCCGACTCAGATAAAACACGCAACATATCGTCTTTAGCCGCTGAGTGATCATCCGTCGTAAACTCGAGAATAGTGCAATAAGCCAACATATACTTATTGTATGACGACCGAACCTTCATGTATGAGAAGGCCGAGTCTCCGTAGTGCCTATATTGCTTCAAATACCAAGCCCCCAGAAACTCCATAATTAAAAATATTAGAGTAGTAGAAACCATCCCAATCACAACCCCTGGATTTAGCAAAAACCCAATATAATACAGATACCCCTGCCACAGAATTATACTTAATATATATAAAGAAATTCCGCCTCTTACAAAGCTGCGCCCCACCTCTAATAGCCGAGAAGCTTTCGCTTCTGCATAATCAATTTGGTAATCGAGCGATTCAATAATTGAGCGCATATGCTCAACAAAATCAAAACCGGATACCGCTTTGCGAGAGTGTTCAACCTTATCTACTTTGTTCCCAGTCGCCGTTTTTACAACCTTCTCAGTTTCGCCCCTGCCTGCTTCCAAAGCGCCAACCAAGGCCGCTGCAAGCGGGCCTGCGGCAGATCGAGAATGGTCATATCGATTTCGCTCATCCAACTCCGTAAATGAAATACTGTCATAAATAAAACCATTCGACCATATTCTATACACTATCAATATAACAAACAGCGCAGAAGCGATTAAAAACTCCCAACTAAAAATAACCTCCTGCCTAAACGTTTGCGAAAAAGGTGCGACCCGCACTATCACTGTAAACAACAGTATTAACACTACAAACAACATAGTCATGTATATTTTACGCGATCTGGCCGTTGCCTTCTTCCGTGTCAACCAAGCTTCTTTTCGGGCGTACTCAAGTTCATCAAGATAGTTTTTCTCTACAAGCGGATCCCACGGTTCATTTGAAGACACTCCCTGACACTCCTTCCTTTTATGAGAACGATACTCGTTATCGACAATTGTTTTTGCGCAAATTTTGATCAGCGCTTAGAATCGCGCGCCACGAATTTTGACCAGGGTAGACCCTGCAGGCTGTGAGTATATGAGTAATAATCCACGTGTAGGGTTTATATCGCTAGGGTGCCCGAAGGCGCTTGTCGACTCCGAGCGGATCCTCACGCAATTGCGTATGGAAGGCTACGACGTCGTGTCCACGTACCAGGACGCCGATGTGGTGGTGGTTAACACCTGCGGCTTCATCGACTCGGCCAAGGCCGAATCCCTGGAAGTGATCGGCGAAGCCATCAAGGAAAACGGCAAGGTCATCGTGACCGGCTGCATGGGCGTGGAAGAAGGCAATATCCGCAACGTGCACCCGAGCGTGCTGGCCGTGACC